GACGCCGAAGCTTCTCGATCGTGAGGTTGGAGTTAACGGTCGTGCCGTCCTCTTTGTAGTCGACAGGGATGACGTCACCGTTGGGGAACGGAACCTGCACCGTGCCTTTCTTTCCGGTCCATGCGACGTCAAACGCACGCTCGATGATGACGTCATCCATCTTACGGCCCAAGGCCCAGACGGCGCCCATCGTGTACGCTGAGGTCGGATCGGACAGAAGGCGGATGCGATCCTTCCGGTCGATGAGGTCGGCCCAGTCGAAGTCACGCAGGCCTACGCGCCTACGATCGTGGGGTGTCGGGATCAGCGGAGTGTCCGCGTGACGGGTCGTGATCTCCTGGGCCTCAGTGGCACCGATACGATCATAGAATTCGAACTCAGCGTTCTGCATCTCGAACCGAACATACGGACGCAACTTCGATCCCTTTTGCTGGAGGAGATGCGTAACGTTCGCATTGTACGCCTCCACAAAATGAGTCGGAATTTCCCAGGACATATTGCCCTCCGGTTGAAGTTACGTGTCGTTGGCTTCGACCCAGGACAACTCCCCGAAGAACTCGGATTGTCCGCGCCCGGACCCGTCACGGCTACCCGGTTTACGCATCATTGATTATAGGTTTAAGGCACCCACCTTGTAAACTACTTCTTTACGCAGGCCGCACTGCGCCTGGATAAGCGATCTTACCGAGCTCCTCCATCTGCTGAACGGCGCTCTTGTGGTTGGGGTGGCTGTTATCATAGTAGGCGCGCGAGAAATCCTCATCTTCACGAAGGCTCTGCATCTTCTGCATAGCGCCCTGCTGTGTGAGGCCCTGGAATCCTGAGTTATCGCCACCTGCACCTGGTCCATCGTAGTCAGCCTCCACTAGGGCTGAGCCGACCTTGGACAGCAGCTTGACCATCCCGGGGTGGTTGTTGAGGTTGTTCTCCTTGAGGAAGTTCACCGTGTCTTCGTCAGCAAACTCCTTGATCGCGCGCTTGGCCATGTCTACCTTGGCGTCGTAGTCACGGCCCCACTCTTCAGCCAGAGCTCCGCGGGCCTTCTCTAGACCTTGACTGTACTGCTCAGCCTGGTCCTTGTAGAGCTCCAGTGTGTAGTTTACGTAGTCATTGAACACAGCCTCTGCCTGACCTTTGGACAGGCCATGCTTATGGAAGATTTCAGCGAGCTTCTGATTTCCGCCCTCGACGAAGTTGACCCCCTCAGGGACGTCCTTGGGGACCTGGAGCCCGTACTCTTCCGGTTTCTCCGGTCGACCGAGTCGGTTGTAGAAGGCCTGGACCTCTTCAGGGGTCGCCTTCTCTCCAGGAAGCTTGACCAATCGATCCTTGTCGGCGCCCAGCAGCCTAGCCTGCTCGACGTGGCTCTTGACCAGCTTATCCAGCGAATCGTAGGGCTTCAACGTGGGATGGTCGCGGAAGTCCTCTGGGATCATATCACGGAAGGAGGTCTCTCTTCCTGTCTGATCGCCAGTGTCGCCCTCACCACCTTCGCCACCTGTATCCAGGTCCAGGATTGCCTCACCCATAGTCTTCTTCCTCCGTGTACAGTCTACGCTGCATCTCTTCTAATTGATCGTCAGTCATGTTGACCTGACGCGCTATACTTAAGGCTAGTCGCCTCATTCCCTCTCGGTGTGCCGTCTCCATGGGGTCACCGGCTACATACGTCGGTTGAAAGACGTGTCCTTGCTTCAGGATATCCCTGAGCACCCACTCGCCAGTCTCTCCCTTGAAGATGTCCTTGTACCTGTCGGTACGGATCTTCGCCTTAGCTGACCTCCTAAGCACGGCCACCATCCATCGCCCTCAGGGCAGGAGCGGCCTTACCCATGGTCTCAGCCTCAGTCATGGCATCCATCTGAGCCTCGCGCTTTTGGCGAAGCATCTGGACCTGCTCATCGGGGAGCATCATCTCAGGCGGAGCATCGAGGAGCCAGTGGACGTACTCGAACGTACCATCTGGGTCGAGCTTGTCGAAGACCTCTGGCTTGACCTGAGCCATCATGGTGAGGCTCTCCATCAACCGAGTGACCGTGAACAACCTCGTGCTCTTCTGGGCCTGGACGACCGGGGAGGTGTACTCGATCCGTACACCTGACTGCGCGAGCTTCTCAGGAGGCTCAGGGAATCGACCGCGACGCGTCAGGATGCCATACACGCGGTTGATGATGACTGATAGGAACTCGGTCTGCAGTCGACCAATCATGGGTGCCATCAAGCGCATGCGGTCCTCTTGAAGCTGAAGGACCTCCGTGGCGGTCATCTCCTTGTTCTTGAACATCATCATGAGGTCAGCGTTGTACGCCCTGATGATGTGGTCACGTCGATCCGAGATGAGGTCAAACCCTATGTCAGGGCGCCCCTGCTGAGGTCCGAGGATCGCCTCGATCCCTCGCTTGTCCCCGAGCATCGTCTTATCATAATAGTTCAGCGCCCCTGGGCGAAGGTCGACGGGCATCATGAAGCCCTCGTCAGGCATCTGAAGCGGTGGGTCGACGCTCTTCTGAGCCCCCTTCAACACCGTCTTCATGATGGAGTTCACCATCTTGATGTCTGGCAGAACCTCCATCGTGGGGCTTCGACCGTAGGTCTCGCCTGCTGACTTGTACCAGCGAGCGCCCGCAATGGGCATCTCAGCGTAGCCAGATTCCTCAAGGATGGTAGAGGTCTGCTTCAGAAAGAAGATAGACTCATAGGGCATGTTCCGCGTGTCGCGGCGAAGCTTGCTGTACTTCTGACGGGGCTGTATGAAGTGCAGGACGTCGAACTCAGCTCCAGGGTTTTTCCGTCCCTTCTTTGTGATCTCATCTGGCAGCACCTCTTCACCGAAGCGCTGCACAAGCTGGTAGTACTTCCTCTTGTACTGACGGCATACAGTGTCGACCCAGCCATCCTCGTTCTCTTCGAAGTAGCACTCGTTCAGATGCCACGCTTGGAAGTTGACTGGTCGACCTGGCGGGTCTGCACAGAAGAGAAGGGCTGAGCCAAAGCCACCGATGTCGAGGTACATCTCATGGCTCATGGGCGCGAACCGCGACGAAGGCGAGTTGAACACCTCGTCGTACATCACCTGCGAGGCGGCCTCCAGCCAGAGCCGAACCTCACGGTCCCGATCAAGCGAGTGGTCCAGAGCTCTGAGTGCGAACCACCTCTGTGTGGGGGAGGTCAAGAACCCATGCAGCCCGCTAGCGAATTGTCCTAGGGCCCACGATGCTGTGGAGTCTAGTACCTTACTAGTCCTCTGCTCTCCCCGTGACTCAGGCGATGAGAAGTCACCTCGCTGGGGCAGGGCATACTCTGAGCATTCCTTCCAGATGCCCTCCCATACGGCGCGACGTTCCGCTAGCCGATGGAATTGCTGCTCCAGCTCTTTCGGTGTCATCGAATCATCCTTCGAGTGAACAGACCGTTAACATTCAATCCGCCCGGCAAGGACTGAGGGTTGATCATCGCGGGAGGGGCGGAGCCCGGGGAAGCTCCGAGCATACCCGTGCGTTGCAGCGGTCCAGAGATGAACTGGGCCTCCCGTCGACCGACCGCACCCTCACGCCGCTTAGCCGGGCGGATTGAACCATAGGATGTCATTTGCTGAGTATAGCGCTGTGCAGCGGCTAGACCTCCCAGCTCCTTGATCCTAGCAAAAGTATCACCGAGCAGCCCTATATCATTGCTGTTCGTGTCCTGCTGAGAGAAGAGACCCGTGTTACGCGAGGAATTCAGGATCATGATTCACATAGCTCCGCGTCATTCGACCCCATTGCCGACGGTGCTTCATCCTAAGCACCGGGTCATAGGGGTCATAATCTATCTCAGCCTGTCTTGAAAGTACACGCTCTCGCGTCATTCCGAAGATAATCCTGGCCATAACCCCCATGGTCCGGAATCCATCCGCAGCGTGCGACGTCCAGTCATGCAGGGGTCTATCCTTGAACACTCGAAGCTTATCATCCCACTCCTTGCGGTACTGCTTGAGTGCTGACACTCCTCGCTCGCACTTGACTCTGTCGAAATAGCACTTGGGCAGCAGAGCACGGACTGCCTCAATGCCGTCCTCGATCCTGAGCTTCGGTGCGACCTCGAACTTGATCCCCAGCTCTCTGGCTATCTCGATCCGAGACTTGCCTGACCCCAGCTCCCTATGCTGGATGTCGTGAGGAGCGAAGTGGCGACCGTAAACGTAGGGCCTCTCCCTCAGTACGTTGGCGTAGTGAGGCAGGCCCTCGCCGCTCTGCTCGTAGTAGTCGATGATGCGCGCGGAGTTCCCAATGGTTTGGAAGAACCAGATGACGGTGCTGTCCCCGACGCCAAGGTCCCATGCAGTATGAACGTCGGCCTCCGGTTCCCAGGGGACTTCAGTGATTCGCCCGTCATCTTCAGCAGCCTTCATCTGCTGTCCGTAGTACGAGCCGACCATAGCAGCTTCGAACGAGCAGAAGTACTCTTGCTGGATGAGCTCCTCAGGCATCCCCGCCTCGCGGTCCTCCTCGATGGCAGACATGGGGATGGCCCGAGTCTCTGGGACCGTGAGCATCTGACTGAACCACTTGTCAGACGCCATCGCGCGGTTCCAGAGATCGTAACCGTGGTTGTGGCCTCGAGGTGTATAGATGAAGACCGCCCACCCTTCGTTCTCTGCCAGGATCGGTCGTATGAGGTCCCAGGCACGCGGGTCCATGAGCGACCACTCAGAGAAGATACACCCTACCGGGTTTGCGCCCACGAGGCGGTCGACGTTGTCGGTACCGACAACTTGGTATATTGAGCCGTTGGTCAGCTCAAGCCGCATCTCTGTGTTGTTGACGTTCGATACAACTTGCTTCGGAAAGTGGTCCAGGAACTTACGACCATCCTTCGTCATGCCTTGCCACGCGATCTTACGTCCCTGGTTGTATGTCGGGAACAGATGCCAGTATAGACCGATTCGCTTGTGCGACTCCACTGCGCACAGGTTGATCATGCTCAGGTCCTTGCCCGCGCGTCGATGCCAGACGCACGAGGCCCTCTTGCCGCCGTTCTCGATGAATTGGAACAGGGGCAATTGGTAAACCCTGGGCACGAAATCGTACGGCAGTCTGATCTCAAGCGCCATCTTGGTCCTTGGTCTGATCTATGATGACTGGCTGGTTGCTATTCCCAGCTAGCTTCCTAGCTTCGTGGAACCTCTCGATCTCTTCAGCTGAGACGTCCTTGAACGACTGGATGACGACCGTATGCTGGTGGTCGATCTCACCGACGTGCTCGACTTGCTTCGGCTTGGGCGCGAGGTACGACAAGAGCTCCTTATTGATTGAAGTGCGTATCTCCGGCTTTACGTCCGCCTTGCGTGCGTCTCCGATCATCTCCTTCAATGGGTCGTAGCCCATCTCTTTGAGCAGCTCAGATACGTTCCAGTAGTTGCTAGGACCTTTGCCCATGGCGCCCTCACCTATAGATAAAGCGAATATATCAAACTATAGAGGGCTTAGATACTTCTTTTTTGGGTCTAGAGCAGAAGTTATTACGGTATTACGAGTGAACACGCGGGTAATACTCCTAACCCCTTGATTTGTAAACCTCTGTATTACGGTATTATGATTATTGTCTCTTTTTAACACAAATTGGTGGTGAATTGAAAAATTTCCCTATATAATACCGCAATAACTTCAGGTCTTTATTGTTGGAAAGTACTTCGAAAGTGCCCCGAGCTCTGAGCTGGGTTAGCATATCATTGATCCCGCGCCTAAAGGGGCCCCCCGGGCCCATGCACCGTGGTCCGCGAACCGGGGATCGTGCTATAATGACGCTGAGCGGTAGTGCAGCAACCATGTGCATCAGACCAGGGATCTGGTGCATTGATGCGGGAAGATAAGTGTGGAGTAAGGCATTATGTTATGTGGTTAGGGATGAGACGATATAACGTTTCGATATTCTCAATAGTGGAAACGATAATCATTTTTATTCGCAGACAAGCGGGCTGTATGGAAACGCACTATACTAAGGTATAGTGTACAGACGCAGATTATCCAACTATAATGTAATCACAATAACAATAACGACTATGCTCTTTAACAATTAGCGATTTACATGTACACTGATCCGGTGTACAATAAACGCGTGTCATGAGAAAGGAGAAAGTTATGACAGCATACGAACTGCTCGTGAAGATGGGCGTGAAGGTCTCTGAGGAGCTCTCTGAGGAGATCAACGAGAAGCTCAAGGTCAAGTCCAAGCCGCGTAAGAGCTACCTGTACAAGTTCACAGGGAAAGAGCCGGAGGGCAAGATAGCTCCGCAGATGCAGCTCTGCATCAAGGCTCTGCCTGAGGAGCCCGTGGACATGGAAACCTGGGCCAATCTGGCTGAGGAGTCCGGACTCGCTACCAAGCAGACGCCGGAGCGCATCATCAGCTACTACCGCAAGCCGAT